TGAAACGCAAACCTCACCTGCCGCACCTGATGGTGTTTGTGATGGGGTGATACTTGGAGTAACTGGTGGAGACCCACAAGCTCCCAAATTGGTTATAATAACATAAGGACTTGGTTCAACATAACAGAAACAATCTGAAATCAAATCATAAGGTCCAAGATAAAAAGATAAGAAAAGACCATTACAATCTGTGTAGAATATTTGTTGAGTAAATCCAACCGTAGATTCAATTGTATAGTTATCACAAGAACAAGTAGGAAGAGTGCTACTTGGGGTCGGAGTCATCGTCTGAGTTGTTGTAACACTCGGGGTTGGTGTTAAATTAAGGGTTGGAGTCTGGCTAGGGGTGGGCGTCGGCGTCACTGGTGTCGTGCTAGCCCCACCAAACAACTGAACGGTATAATAAGATGTATGACCAGGGAATTGGTAGATGTTTAATGGACCAGCCCCCACATTTAAAATGTTATAATCTGATAGACCTGTAAAGGTATAGTTTTGATAGTCTTGGGTACATGAAGTCATTGGACCACCACCATTGGAAACAATATTTGAATACTTCTTTGTATCAATTATAAATCCATTTACATCATAGAATTTATATTCAACATAATAAGGCTCTGAAACAAAACTACCTCCAAGTTGAGCATTGGTAAATGATAGGGTATAATACTCCTCCACACTGATGTCTCTAATCCTTGGTGAGTTTGTTAAAAATAAATTTGTTGTGGTATATGGGAATGCTGGTTGTGGATTACCTGATAAAGTGAATTGACCTGTATCCCACTCAGCTAGTGTTGCGTTTCTATTAACCCCCATCGTTCCAAGAAATGCCTTGTAAGTAGATGAAGGAACAGATGGAAAACCTACTTGGTTTCCAATACCTGTAAATCCTGTAAGTGCTCCAACAAACGAATCTGCATACTCCTCACCAACAAGGATATAATAATCAACAACTTCATTACCATAAGCTCTTGAAAAAGGTGATGTTTGATGTAAGAATATTGCTGTCTCATCGTGATAAGCAACAGGGTAGTTTTGTAAGTATGAATCTAATACCCTTGATACATCAATGATACCAAGACCATAAGGGTTTGGGGTAGACTTACCTTCAAATACCTTATAACCTTCTACATAGATTTCATAGACATATCTAAACTTTGGTTCATTTGCTGTGCTTGCTGAAACTGTGAAATACAACGCATCTGATTTTGATGGTTGGAAGTTAGCAGGATTTTTAATTATACTTACACTCATTTAATTATAATAAATTTACAAATTGATTTTCAATTAGTTGTTGGAAGTAATTTGCCATTGCTTCTTCTCCCATTTTTTGTAATTGATTTATCACTTTATTTTCGGCTTTGTCCAAGAAGAATCTTCCCTTGAAACCTTTTTCCTTGATTGACCTTGCTACAAGGAATGCTCTTTGTTTAACTGTACCTCTTGTAAACTTACCTCTTGCGTCTCTAAAAAATACAGGTTTAACTCTAACCCATGCTTCAATTGCCGCTAATGGGGGATAGTTCGTTGATGGTCTTCTACCCTCGTCAATGATGTTAGGCAAAAAACTTGGTTGAATTGTTGGAAATGAAACAACAAGTTGGAAATTTCCCTCAGGGGTTTCGTCCCATTCAACTGTTAAGTCATTGATTAACTGACCTGTTGCTACTGAACCCCTCCTATTGAAACCAGTCTTTGGTTCACCATTATAACCTTGTGGTCTATATGGTGTTCTAAGTTCAGCAACAATAGCGTTGTATAACAACACCCTCATCAATTCCATTTGTTCTTCGTCCATCTTAATACTTGTTGTTTAAGTATGTAAACATCTGAGCCATTTCAGCATTTGATAGTTTTTTATCAAAATAGAATTGTTCAGTATTAAAATCTATACCACCATCAAACATCAAACTCCATACAGGGTCAGGATAAATTGTTGCAGCACCTGATGTTGTTCCTGATGCGATAATTGAACCATTTTCCCATACTTCACTATATTCTGTTGAACCAACCCAATAAACTCTATGTGCTACATTGGTCCAAGTAGCAACTTGAATATTTGTATTTACATCTTGTACTACGGTCTTAAAAGTCCATATTGGACCTGGAGGATACGGGTTTGTATTGAGGTCAAACATTCCTTGGAATGTAAATGATGGATAACCTGGTTGTATTGCACCTGCAATAATTTTACCACCTCTTTGTGAAACACCATCATCATACACCCGACCGAACCAAGTGAAATCAGGAGTTGTTGTTCCGTATACTACTGGATTTTTAAGTTGACTTGCATTTGTTTGTACATCTCCCGATACTCCTAAATAACCTGTTGAATCATAAGTTGGACCACCTCCGCCAGCTGTAAATGCAACATTTGAAACTTTATCAAGTGCTTGAGTAATATTTCCAAAACTAGTTGTTAATGTTGATGCGTCAGTAAAGTCAATCCACCATAGAGCTCCAAGAGCTGCTGGGTTATCCGTAGGTGGAGTTGAGCTCGGGGTCGGAGTAACTTGTGGTGTTCTTGTAATCGTAGGAGTTACCGTAGGAGTACTTGTGTTACTTGGTGTTTGTGTAGGGGTGAAGTTGATAGTTGGTGAAGGGGTCATAGTTGGAGTCATTGAAGGAGTAACAGAAGGTGTTACAACAATCCACTGCTCACAAGCGTTGATGTCTTCATACACAATTAAATTAAGGTCAAGTGCAACCCCCGCAACATAGTCATTAAATCTTTCCATAAATGGTTGACCATTAACTGGGAGTGGGGCGTCAAAATAATCTTGGAGGTTTCCTCTCCAAATCTCAGATAGGAGTTGTCTTGCTGCAAGCGACATATCAGATACAGCATCTTTTTCATTATCCAAATTCTCATTGAGTCTATCTGCGAATATTGTGGATAACTGATATGTTGTTGTGTTTTGGTCATAGGATACTGATAAAGGAACAACAAACAAATATGGATAAGTTACGGTCTGACCTGAAACATTCTTTCCAAAGTCCACCAGGTTCCCATAACCAAAAGAATTTAAGCAACAATAATTCTGTTGAAATAGCTCCAACTTATCTAAAACCTTGTGGTATGTTAGGTACATTTCCATATTTCTTCATTGATTTTTGTATCTCTCTTCGTTCAGCGTCTCTTATGTCTTTATTTCTGGCGAGAGTATTCAAACATAAATAGACACCGAGTTGATTTATATGCGCGAGTTTTGTGATGTCGTTGTTTGCAAGTTCAAGTGACGCTGCAAAATAGAATCTAGCCGTAGCTTCTTTTGGAGCCATTTTGGTAGCACCCTCGTCCCCTTCTCCATCAGTCGGTACATCTTCATTTGTGATTCCATAGTATTCTTTATATTGTCTATGTATTTGCTGCTGATGAAAAAAAAAAGTTGTGCTGCTCCAAACCAAATCTTGATTGGTATGTTCTTAAATAGTTGAGCTCTCTCCTCAATGGTATCAGCATTATAAGGTTCAATCTTATACTTGGTCCCGTTCATTGAAATAACAGGTCTGTAAAGAACAGATAAAATTCTGTGTATATTATCAGTGATGTTTTCAGATGATAAAAATTCAAGGTCTTGCCAAGCACCCCATGCTAGTTTCTTCCAATCGTTTTCAAACCCATAGGTTATTCCTTCATAGTCAAAGGTAAAGATTGCATCTTTTGTTACATCTTTGGTAAGTCTTTCAAATACAAAAGCTTCAAGGAATTTAACCTGCTCCTTCTTTGCATTTTTAATTTCACTTAGTGGTGCTCCAATGTAAGCGGCTAATAGTTTTGCTGGGTCTGAGTTATCCAAAAATAATCTTTGTGTCTGTATTGTCTGATATTGACTTACAGTCATCTCTGTTGGAATATCATATTCTTTTTTCCCTAATGTTATTGTAATCATAATACTTTATATCTTCCTTGATGTTTATTCAGTGTGCTATCTAATACATATCTAACAGCATCTATTGTATGGTTGTTTTCATCAACAGGGACATCTAATAACTTCCCATCTCTATCTGTCTTCCACTTGTATGAACTGAACTCTCTAAGTATATTTGGTGAATCATTTGTAATGAATACTTTATGTCTCTTTATTTTATCAAGACCACTGAGTATGGATTGCTTTGAAACACCAAAAGCGTTATACCTATTTCTTCTTAATTCCTCAATATTTTGTGGTAAAGCACTATCACACCATATCTTGTCTGTCTTTTCAATGGATAATTCGTTCATTTTATAGACGATATCCCCCATCGTTAAATTCTTTACATAGAGTTTTTCTTTAAGATATAACTCATCACCTTTTTGATACACCTCAACCAAAGTTGTTGCATCATTAAATCCGAAGTCCATTCCTCGTCCAAGTAACTTTGAATCCATTGGGACCTCGTCTGTGGTATGCCATTTGTTAAAGACAAGTGTGGTGGGGATTCCTTTTTCCCCGAGTGAGTAGATTCTGTAATAGTTTTCGTCAGTGTCTTTAAGTCTTTCAATTTCATCTATAAGGGATTGAGGTAAGAATGGGTTTTGTCTCCAAGTTGTTTTGAAATAATAACAATCGTCCCTTTGTTCCAAGTCATATACCCATGAAGTTATTTCAGAAGGGTTAAAGTCAATTGTAACCATTCCTTCTGTTCTCATGATGAGTTGTCTCCAATCTTCAAGGTCAAGTTCGTTTGCTTCATTACAGAAAAGGTAATCCCTCTTTGAACCCCTTAACTTCTGTGGTTCATCTGCTGAACCCCAATTGATAATTGAACCATTAGGTAACTCATACCACCCTTCTTGTTTATGCCATTTAGATGGGTCGTATATTTCGTACATTTCAAGGACTGATACCAAGTCTTTTAACACAGAGTTTTTGAGTGATGGTAAAGTCTTTCTGAATATGGATAAAGTTTTCTTATCTTCCTTCAATAACTTTTGAATCCACCAAATTAAAGTGTTAAATGTTTTTCCACTTCTTGAACCACCTTGGAGACAAACTATTTTTTTACCTTGTTCTTCTGCTTTAAGCAGGTGTCCGAAAACTACCGATGTTTTGATTTTCAAGCTTGGATTGTTTTTTGTCTCTGTAAAATCTAAATGGACTTGATACTATATTTTCCCTGTAAATGTTCTTAACCACTTGGTTTAAAAAGTGTTCATAAGCATTTTGGTCATACTCATCATTTGGATAAAATGTGAAGTCCATTATAACATAACTGTAAGGTTTATCTTTGAAGGATTCGGAAAAGTCTAGTTCAGAAATGAATCTCTTATCACAAATACTATAATCCAATGTTCTGTTTATAGATTGTTTAATACCCCAAAACAAGTGTTTTAATTCTTGTGGACCCTTATCATTGTCTGCGAATAGATGTGTTCTTATTTGTAGGTAAAATGACTTTGGATTGTGAATATCAATTGTTCCTCCACTTACTTGAAATTCAGGGTATTGTTGTAAGTTATAATATCTTCTTCTGCTCATAGTTGTTTAATTCTAATTTCCATTTATACCCATAGGAGGTTTTATTTCCTTTTCTCAAACAATCTTCTATGTGGTTGTGTGTTGTATGTCCCAAATGTTTTTCGGCTTGTCCTATTGATGTGAATGTGTTTAATAGGTTGTCTTGAAGGTCATATTGATTGAGCACATATTCAGGTTCAAGTTTCCAAATGTATCCACCTCTACTATCAAACTTTGTTCTGTTGTATGTTCTCATAATATCAACATCAGGAATACCAGTTGCTTTGGATGCTTCACCCCTGTTTCTGTAATGTGCTATGTAGTTTCCATCAAGGTCATATTGAACTACCATAAAGTTTTCAAGTTGTTCCCCACCAATTCTTTTGTTCCCGAACTCAACATACTTGGGGTTCAATTCATAACCGACAAATTGTCTGTTTAATTCTTTACAGGCTAATCCTGTTGTTCCGATTCCAGCAAATGGGTCAACAACAAGGTCATTTTCATCTGTTAAAAAGTTGATGTAATATGCTGGTAAGTCTTTATAGAATGGGGCTGGGTGTTTAATGGTGTTGTCTCTTGCATGTCCTGCTGTATGAAATCTAACAACATTATCTGGTCTTACCAAATCGGGTAAGTCCATTCCGTCAATCATTTCTTTTGCAACTCTTTCCCCATCTTGTGTTTGACCGTGGTTTGTTACCTTCCACTTATATTTTTTTCTTTCTGAATATGATTGAGCTGGCTCCCTCATAACTCTATCCATATAAAACTTTAAAGGCTTTTGGTCTTTAACAAAATGAAATATAAACTCAGTTGTGTTTCTAAATCTTTTTGAACTACCATTTGGTATTCCATTTTTCTTGTGCCAGATATAGGTATCGTAAAATTTGAGTTTTGTTTCCTTTTGACTACGATATATCAACTCGTAAATAAAAGGGTTTCTATAACCACCTTTGCAAGTGTCGTTGATGTTTAAGATAAAACTACCTGATGGTTTTAATACTCTATGTATTTCGTTAAATAATGGTAATAACCAATCACAATAGTCTTGTGGTTTTTGTATTGAAATGTTCTTTCCATAATTCACAATGTCTGCGTATGGTGGTGAGGTGATTACCAAATCCACTGAGTTATCAGCTTGTGATTTTATTAACTCAAAACAATCTCCTTCTAATATCATCTACTTGCATTTCTACGGTGATAGGTTGAACGACTATCGTGTTTATTGAATGATTTTTTTGCTTTACCTCGTTTTCTTTTTCCGAAGGTAATCTTTCTTACACTACCTACACTATTCTTTGCCATCAGGTTGAATTATTTCAATTTGAATTGATTTGGAGTCATTCAGTTTATCACCTTGGGTGGTAACATCTATTTGTTTTTCATCTTTCCAATTGTCTCTGAATTTGTTTTTGACGATTTGCAACCACAGCCTTTGGTTGAACTTGTTTGATTGACCTGATTCAACTGCTTCGTGGGCTCTTTCGTACCACCACTGCTCGCAGAGTTTGTTGTATTCTTTGATTGCGTCTGCATAGACAACATTTCTTTTTAATAGTTCATAGTGGGTATCATAACTTATTCCAAGTTTGATAAGGAAATCTGTAACATGTTTTCCTGCTCTACCTGAATCAATAATGATTTTATACCACTCAGGGTTTAGATATGTCTCAACCCTTGGTCTGGTTTTTGATTATTTTCGTTTAACATAAACTTGTTTTTTATATGATTGGACCTTTTCCATTATTTCAAGCAATTCCTGTTTTGCTGGTTGTCCCTTTGAGTTAGGATATATTTTCCAATAAGCTGAATATAATAGAGCCCAATCTTCTTCTCCAATATCCTCAAACTTTTTGTCCTTGACCAAATTCCAAGCGTCAATTCCTAGTTGAACATAACTTGGTATTTGTAGATTGTTGATAACTTGTTTCTTTCCTTTACAGTTGCATCCCATTTAAAATTCTTTTTCTTCTTGTTGTAATTCCATGAATATCTGAGCTAGTCTATAAAAGATTTCTGCTCTTTCATAATTTTCAATTTCGCTAGCATAAGTTTCTTCCATCAAAAGTCTTGTTATAAGGTCGTTGGTTGTGAACTCAAACAATTCCTTTGTTCTCCTTGAAATGAATCTTTTTGCATAAAACTTTGCCAGTTCTGATATACATTCATTTTGTTCCTCTTCACTGAGTTTAAAAAACTTGCTAACGGGTAAGTCCCAATCCATTCAATACTTAATTATAATAATAAATATTCGTATAATAAATAAAAAAACCCCACATAAAGTGGGGTTATGAGTAAGGGAAAAAAAAAACATGCAAGAATATGTATAATGGGATATTAGAATCAGAACCCTTACTCAGTAACTTTGGTCTTAACCTTTGGCTTCAATCCATCAATTTTCTTTTCAAGAGAACAAATTATTTTCTCTTGTTCATTAACCTTGGATATCAGATGTTCAATCTCACCTCTAAGTGAGCTTATCACATCTTGATAAATTGTAATCTGTTGTTGGAGATTATTCAAGGATTGGCTGATTAAATCTTTCTTATTTTTCTGCCAACCATAAACAAATCCTGAAACAGCAGTAACAGTTGATACAATGGTGGTTAAGAGCATATCGTTCATTCTTGGTAATTTACAAACAATAAATATACCCTCTCTTGTATCAATTAAATTGCAATCTTTGGAAAACGGGAAAAAATTCTTCTTGGGTTTTTATGTTGAATTGGTTTCCATTTCACATTGAGTCTCTGTAAGTCATTTAAAAACTCATCATCAGGTCTATTGTGTTTGTGAAACATACAATTTAGTCTTATGCTGTTGATATCATCAAGTGAGTATTCCTTCAATAATCTGCTCATTGAAGTGTTGGACATCATCACCCCAATTGTTGCGTTGAACAACAAATGTTCCCCCTTTGTATTCAAAGCATGAACCAAGTTATGCTTGGTATAATCTAAAATCTCTTTAAAGGTGGTTTCCTTTGGTTTTATTTGACTATCTGGCAAATAGTAGTGTTCATATACCTCTGTAAAAAAGTCCTGAATTTCCACTACCGTAACCTCTTTAAGAGCGTTTTCTAATTCAGGGTCTTCGTCCCATTGGATTAAGAATTTTTCATACATCTCAAAGAATGGTAAAGATAGGTCTATTTTGTCTGTTAAAATGTTTTTAAGTTTTTCCATATTTAAATTTATAAAATTTATTTTGTTGAATCAATCAACCCCAAATCAATTTATCTAACCTTTCCTTCTTTTGTTCAGTGTGGTGTAAGTTGAAGACATAAGTCTTTGTCTCGTTGAGATAGATTTTCCCAAATGGTCAGCGAATGTGGGTCATAGTCTCTTTTACCTTGGGGAAACAATTCAACGAACTTATCAAAGTCTTTATGTTTTTCATCGTATAACAAACCTACACCTTCATTATTACCAGTACTTATACCAGTACCATTACCAGTACCTAGACCAGTAGAGTTGGTCAACTCTTGGTCAAGAGTAGACAAACTCTTACCTGTGTGTTGAATGTATTGTAGGTTATATTTTTTTAATTCATCTAAAATAGGTTTATGGTAGTTACCTGAATCTGATAAACCTTTTGGTTGTTGAAATTCAAGGAATGAAGGTATATACCATTTCCTTCCTCCATCAATTACTTGTATCTTTTCCCTGAATTTGTTTGTTAAATAATTTTGGTCCAACGAAATCCCAATTTCAAATTGGGCTAATTCAAAATCAATAGTCCAAATACCAGCGTTGCTGCATTTGTCTAACAGGTAAAACCAAAATAATTTTTCTTCAACGGTGAGTGTACGAACAAATGGTTTTCTCCATTTCTCTGTGTCTGTGAATCTTTTTCCCATACTTTTTTTTAAATAAATATAACCAAAAGAAAATAATTTCCAAAAAAAAAGTAATAAAGTTTGATTTATTTTTAGATTTTTGATATTTATTATTGATGAAAGAATTGTTGAATCGTAGAATATGGGACAAAGAACAGGGGGTCAGTTACTTCTGTACCATATGTGGACAATATAGACCTGAAAAGGATTTCTATAAAGACGCTAAGAACAAATGGGGTAAAAGTTCAAAGTGTAAAAGACACTATACCAAAAGGGACCCTGATGAAGATAAGGAAAATGCTCACCTTAAATTCTCAAAGGTTAGTGAAAAAGATTTCGTTGGAGCAAGAATATTATTACAGAAACTTGGGTACGACACTACCAAGTCAGTGTCGGAACAGTTCAATAAAAAACACAAATTAAATTAAAACAACATGCAAGACTTATTAACAAAAAAAGACATTGAAATCCTTACCTTTATCGTTGAGGGAGGTGGTATTGATGTTTCAGTAGCTGCTAGCTCTGTAAACCAAAATAAAAACTTCTACATGAGAGTTAGGAAAATGGAAAACCTATGTCTCTTCAACAGAAAGAAATTTGATGGTGAACCATCATCATTCACCCTAACATCTAAGGGAAAACAAACCTATAATGAAATACTTACGAGCTTACAAAAAGAAGCTCAAACTTGCTGAGTTGCCATAACTCGGTTTCTTTTTATTTATTTCCCTCCTTGGTATTTATCAAGGAGGGTTTTTTATGACTAGGTATGAAGAAAGAATATTGTATCCAAATGCGGTAAAGGTGCTTGAAGCAATGGGCTATCAAGTTGATGGGGAGGTTGATGTCCATACCCAATTCATGCTCAAATACAAAAGTGAATTTGAAAAGAATCCAACGACAAGAAAGAGGGGACCTTACAAGAAACACACAAGAAAAAAAAGAAAAAATATTTAAGAATAAATTTGACTGGTAATTTGTAAGTTCATATCTTTATAAAAAAAAGATAACACTATGAACAAGAATTATGAAACAAAACCTTTGGGGTTTGATAGGACTCAGTTATTCAAAGAATATACACAACCTATCACAAACAGACAATCAGCACTTAAAACAGCCATGACCCTTATGACCGCTCATAATCTTCAATGGAGCATGAAGGACATTATGTTGGTTACCGAGCGTGTTCAGAACTGGATGGAGACAGGAGACGATAGATTCGTTCCAAGAATGGACGAGTATTTCAAGTTAAAACATGACCAAAAACTTGAAGAGTTATTAAAGGACTTAAAGAATGTAGAAGCTTTCTAAGACGGGGGTCTTATATGTGTGGTCAAGGGGGATAGAAATATCCCCCATTTTTTTTTAAAATAATTTTTGTGATATCAAATAAAGTAGTATCTTTGTTCTTCATCAATAAAAAACAAACACAATGACTCCCAAAAACAAACAACTACTTCAAAACCTTCGTGGAATTAACCTACAATCTACCAGTCAAGAATTTAAAATTGCAATCTACCCATGTTCAAATTGTGACTGCGGTTCAATAAATTTCTGGATGGGATATGTTGATAACGACTCCCCCGTAATCAACATAGACATTACAAATGATAAAGGTCTTAAAATTGCAACCGACTGTTTCAATTATTTCAATGAACTTGAAAAGGAGATGACTACAACAAATTTTTTAACCCTGTTAAATAAAGTTTTTATTAAATCAAAATAATTCAATATCTTTGTTCTTCATCAATAAAAAACAAACACAATGAAACTTACACAAGACACACGAATCAATGCAATTGCTTACGGTAACAACAAATTTGAAGGTAACATCAAAGGTGTTCAGCAAAGAAACATGAATATTTCTCTCATTGACCTAATGATTGAACTATGTGCTTCTGCCACAATCAAAAATCACCCCGTTCCTAAGGATATTTTTAACAAAGAATTTGATGTTATTGGTGTTTCCTATAATGAGTTCGGGCACAAGTTTACTTCACTCGTTTATGAGAATAAAAAAGAAGGAGAATTTTGTCTAATTAACAAGCTTGATTTGGCTGGTACCTTTTAATTTTATATCTTAGCAATTCAAAATTAAACACTATGACTATCAGGGAAATTTCAATCAAGGATTACAAAGAGTTAATCTTACTTGGATATTCCTGTATTGAAATAATTTTCTTATCTTAGCAACTCACCATTAAAATAACAAATATGAAATATTCAGATGTTTTCAAAGAAATGATTGAACTACACAGTGTATACACAGATATGTTGTGGTTTGCAAGGACAAATGAAACTACCCTTTCTACGATTGAATTGGCAAGAAAAAACTATGATAGAATTGAATCACAATTCCCTGAGCTTGTAGACAAATTGAGAAACGATGATTCAAATTTTGAACATGGTTTTAACTCAGGTGTTGTAGCCGCAATCAGATATATGTTAGACCTAAAAGAAACTGACTTAGAAAATGCTCGTCAAAATTTTCCCGACTTGGATAGTTAAGCCTGAGCTGGAAAAGCACCTGTAATTGAACTTGGAACGGGACCATACCAACTATTGTAAAACTGAGTTGGTTTCATTGCAATTGACCTACGATTTGCTGACCCTCTTTCAGGTAGAATCTTTCCAATATCAACGACATTATACTTTGGATATAGGTTAGCTTTGGCACATAACCATCTCCTCATATTTTGGTCAAAAAACTCAGCTGTGGACCTTGCATTATCTTTAAGATACTTGAATGTTCTGATATCAATGTTTGACCCTTGCTCGTTTCTATTCTGTACAAGACCCACATTTACCCACTTCACAAAGAAGTTATCAAGTCCGTGGTAATAAGCCCACTGAGTTGTTGCAGGAACGATGTATTTGTCCAATAGATACTTGTTATCAGGAGTTAAACTACTACCTGATACTTGGAATTGTATTTCTTCATAGAGTGGTTGACCCAGTGTCTCCTGAATGTTTATATTTTGGGCAGTAAGGATTGCAAATCTAAGTTCACCTGAGTCAACATTTTCGTTGATTGCAGTATTCGTTTTCAAATAATCCTCGGATATAAAAAATACATCAGTCATTAGATTACAGTGTTTTGTTCAATTTTTAGGTCAACAGGTATTCCGACATTTGTAAGTTCAATTAAAGGTTTCAATTCACGAATTAAGAAATTCTGAACTGGCATAATTGATGTTTTCATAAATAACCTGTGGGCTGTTTCAAGTAATTCAGCACCTGAATTAAATCCTGTTGGTGAAGGAAGACCAATAAGAGCTCCATCAGGGATTTTATGTCCTGATAAGATTTGTCTTTGGATAAGTTCAAAGATTTCAGTATAAGCTCCTTGCTGCATTCCTGATGCTATCTGTGTGATTTCTGGTTTACCCAAATCCCCATCGGAATAGCTGACGGTGATACGCCCCGCTGACGAAGGACCAGAGTAGCGATTTTCAATTTGACGAAGTATGTCCCTTTCTTCTTGTTCAGATTGAGGATAGCCATCAGAAAAATGCACCCACAAACCAGGATATCCGCCGTTAGTGATTAGTCCAAGATTGTGTACAGATATTGCATGGTTCAATCTTATGTCGTTTGCAACAGAAAGGTATTGTGGTGCTCCATAAGCCCAATAGGCGGGGTTTCTATCCCTTATATGAACAATCTGTCTGTGAGTGAATACCTTTGGATTAAATTGAAGAAATTCAATTACCCCTGACTTCTTAAAGTTTAACCAGTCACGGCAGTAGTAGTATTTTTCAACTTCCATTTCTGCGTTATCAGGTAAACCTACCCTCATATATTTTGATGGAATATAGTGTATACCAGCAAGTCCTTGGCTTCTGTCTTCCTTCCAAATAACTTCAAGGAATAAATTACCTGTAACAAGGTAATCAAATACCATATCTCTGAATACATCATTCAAAGTTTCTTTGGTTGAAATACGATAGTCAGTAATAAATCCTTGTCCCACGACATTGTCTATCTTGGAACGAATACAAGCATTATGGATTGGTGAAAAATCCAATAGGTCATATAGACCCATAACAAATATGTTATCTTGTCCCCAACTTACCCAAGGCACACCACGCATTACACGCTCCTCAAATTTAACGAGGGAATCAAGTTGTTTGGAAAATTGAATATTTTGTATTACTTTCTTCATCTTATAATAAATATAGGTTAGTTTTGATATATAATAACCGCTTCCGTATTACCTGTGTAGTTTAGTGTTCCTATTGGACTATCAGTTTCTACCATCAACATTCCCTCATATACGACATCATAAGATTGTGAAGGAAGTAAATTCGTTGGTGAATATTGCTCATAGATTTTTAGATACCACTCACCCGGAATTAGATGAACATTTGCGGTTGTCCCTGAACTACCAATTAAAACCTCAGGTAAAGAATCGTCAATTGATATCAAAAATAAATCCTTTGAAGGCTCATACCCCACAGCAAGTGATGGCTCACGATAAGGAATAAACCTTGCCGTCTGTTGTGATAACTTATGACGAACGGTCCACAAATAAGTAACAGCACCAGCTAACGACTTGTTTCTTGAACAGGTAACTAGTGCTTGATTATTTAATGAACCTTGTTGTAGATATATCATAGTTTATTTCTTTTTAACAACATACACTTGCATCAACAAGTATGTAAACATAAGTTGTTCCCACAAAATTGTGAGTATAAGAACAACCTGTTACTCCATTTGGACAATCTGCTGAGTCCCCGTTTATACCACAGGTTAGTAAGGTTGAAAATACGATTGTATCCCCAACTTGAAGACCTGAAATGGTTGCAATATAATCACAACTCATTGATGCTGGTGTTCCAATTCCTAAGTATGAACCACCATTAAGACTATAACCAAACTCCTGTGAAGTGTTTATATATCTTGCATAAACATACAACTGACCACCAGGATTTGTACTAGTCTGACTTGGAGTAACTTGTGGTGTGCCAGTCTGTGTAGGAGTCGCTTGTGGAGGGGTGCTTGACGGAGTTTGCGTTATGGTTTGTGTTGGGCTAGTGGTGGGTGTGCTTGTTACTTGTGGGGTCTCTGTGGGAGTCAATCCAATTGTTACGCTTGGAGTTGGAGTCATGCTCGCAGTGACTTGCGGAGTTTGAGTTAATGTGGTCGTCGGGCTCGGAGTTACTGTCGCTGTGGGAGTGTTTTGTGGAGTTACAGAAGGAGTGGGTAAGTTTTGAACAATGGTAATAATGTAGTTAAGACATTCCCCCTCTGATTGAACTTTAATGTTCAATGTCCCATCAGGAACAAGTGCAGTATAATAACCATATGTAAATGCAGAAGCAGGAACATCTTGTTCAAATGGAATAACATAGTTATCCACATCTGAATAAAGATTAAATGGTCCAACAGCTGAACCCATATTAGTTAATGTTATTAGAACTGGTATTGCCATATATTAAGGGATTGTACAACTTAGTCCAGCACAGTTTGAACCACCTATCCAAGTCTCCAATGTCCATGTTGCGGTAGGTCCTGACGCATTACTGATTAGTTTATATTTGTAAGTTGATGAACTACTACAAACGAAATTACCAAGAGCATAATAAACATTTGATTTCAATTTAAGTGTTCCTGTGGTAACAAGAGCACATGAACTTTTATCGTAAGCTTCTACATTATAGAAGAAATAACCTGTTCCCAAAGTAGGGGTAGGCGAGTTAGTAACACTTGGTGTTTTAGTTGGAGTCACGGTGGGCGTGGGCGTAGGGTTGATTAAGGAATAAGCATATTTTGTTTTCAAATAATTCAATACTTGGTCAAATTCGGATTGTGTTAATAACTTATTATAACCCAAAAATTCAAACACAGAAATATCATTCACATTCGCTGAACCTGAATCATAACCAAATCCAATGTATACCGCATTTGTTCCAGCGTATACCGTAGAAGCACTCGTGCCAACAACATCGTTTACAGCGGCGGTATATCCTGTTGTAGTTAAACCTGACGCTGCAAATAAAGTTGACCCCGTTGTAAATGTAAATTGTCTTCTACCAGGTCTACTTCTTGAAACAGTGGTTAATGAACCATCATAGAATTGATAGTCAAAAATTGAGTTTGAACTTGTATAACCAGATGCTTCTTGTATTCCAATAGCCCAACCTGCTGTTGACCTATCTTTAACATTAGCCACAAAGAAGAATGTCTTACCTGTAAATGTTGTAGCAGATGATGGGTGATTTAGATACATCCAGTCACGACTTGTGAAATTAACTGATTGACCTGTATAACCAAATCCAAAAGTATCGTTAGAAACAATTTGTGGTTGGTTTGCTGCTGTCGGCTGAGTCAATGAACCACCAATTAAACCATTATTAGTCCAAGAAGAAACAGAAGCTCCATCTGTTGACTTAAACCAGTATTGAAGATTTCCTATTGAGCTAGGATTAAATGCTGGTTGAGTAGCGGTCGGGCTAGGAGTTATTGACGGAGTTTGTGTCTGTGTTGCAGTTAAAGTAGTTGTGGTAGTCGGACTCGGCGTCAAGGTAGTAGTTGGTGTGAATCCAGGTGTTTGTGTTGGCGTCACACTCGGTGTAATTGAAGGCGTTTGTGAAGGAGTAGCGGTTAAAGTCGTAGTTGTCGTTGGTGAATTTGTTACGGTAGGAGTGTTGGTTGGAGTGCTCGTGTTTGTTGCAGTAGTTGTGACTGTAGTGGTCGGAGTAACCGTTGGGGTCGCCGTAAGAGTTTCAGTCGTGGTAGGCGTCATTGTCTGAGTAACAGATGGAGTTACTTGTGGAGTTGCGGTCGGGGTTAAAGTAGGAGTATTTGACGGAGTTTGTGTTAAAGTCGGGCTTGCGGTCATTGAAGGGGTCGGAGGCACAGGTGAATAAACCGCACTACCTGAAAATGTACACCCTGTATTTGAGGCATAGATATAGTTATCGTGGAATGGTCTCCACTCCCCAAGATATGGTGACCACCAAGTCTTTAAAAATGTTCTTCTTTGTGTAGACATCTTTTAGAATGTTGAGCCTGAAACAACCCATGAACAAGTGTTTATATTTGATGGGAGGTCTAATACCTCAGTCTTTTCTTCTGCTGTTAAGCAGTCATAAATTCTTTCTTTGATGATAACACCATAACCTATTGGTAATTTATCACCAGTTTCCAAATCAAACTCACACATTTCATCAGGCAAAATCTGCCATGTTTGTGCTTGTTCGTTTGGATATCCCATACAAGTATTGATTCTTGTTATTAAGTCTTTTGCTTCTTGTTCCTGCAAGAAAATAATATATTCTACCATGTGTTAAATTGATATTTTGTTTTAAGATAATTGACTACATTGTTAAATTCAGTTGAACTCAACTTTCTATCATACATGATATATTCGTGTATTTGTATGTTAATACCAGAACCAGGAGTGTCCAAACCGAATTGTATAGAGGAAACAATTGTTGAATTGAAAAATGCATTTGAAATAGGTGCGATTACCCCCGCTCCAGTCAACACTTGAACCTCAAAATCTGAGGTATTTCCTGAAGCACACATTATCTGAGGAATACCATTGAGTGTATTTGCGCTAGCACCTGGTATTGTGAACAAGTCAGGATTAAGAGCTATTCTATACTCTGAACTATAATTTTGATATTCAAATGAAGTTGAAGTAACAGGAAGTGATGCCACCGCATAAATTCCACTTTGGCTAGCATTATTAGCCATTCTACCAACAAAGAATATTGTACTAGCAGAAAAATCTTTTGTGGTAAATGTTCCATTCATGTTGTCCCTTGTTAAAAACTGAACAGCGGTTCCAGTATATGAACCAAGAGTTGCTCCTGTTATAATATCGGGTTGTCTTGCACCTGTACCTTGAGTAATTGATGGTGGAGGAGTGCTACTCGGGGTAGGCGTAACTTGTGGAGTTGCACTCGGACTAGCAGATGGTGTCTGCGTAGGAGTCGGAACAGGTGATGCCCATTCGTCATATCTCCACTTGTCTCTTAGATATAGTTCAACCGCTTCTTGTTCTGATGATGATAATTCATAATTGAATACCATCATTTCAGCTAATTCAATATTGTTATTTGTACCGAATAATTGTTGGGTATTGTTGGTAGTACAACCAAGATTAAAAGCATTCCATCTTGGACTAACAGTTGTTCCTGTAAATAGTGTTGTACTTGTTCCTGCTGATTGGTTTAATTCCCAACTACCAAAGCCAGGATTAGCAGGTAAAACTGCTTTCATCAAAAACTTACCATTAAGTGTCGTTGAAGTATAAGGTGTAGGAACACCCGCAACTTGTGATGATGCTTGTGGATAAATATTTGTATTATTTAAATTTGTTCCACCAATAAAACCAGCAAATTGTAATCTATCAAAAATATCAGACCCACTTTGAGCAAGTGTTCCGTTCGTATTACCTGAATATAACTGATTCGTAAAGGCTGGTGTGCCTGCTGGATTTGACCAAACAACAAATATGGTTGACCCTGAATGTAATAATGGTGTTCTATCAAAAGCAACCAATCCTTTTCTTAAAGCTGTTGAAGCGTTTGGTGTAAATCTGATAATATTTGGTGAACCAGGGAACGATGTTGAAGCAGAATATGTTGGATACCTATCAGATGTTTGACCTGTTAAAGTCCAATTCTCAGTACCCTTAGAGGTAAGTTGTGAAATATATGTTGTTCCACCCGACAGAATTAAATTCATTGTCGTTGAATCACTTGCATCAAACCACAATGATGGTTGAACAATTGGATAAGGTGTAGATGATGGAGTTACAGATGGGGTTAAAGTTG